ACGTGTTAAGACAACACGTGGTAGAAAGAAAAAATAATGGCTACAGCAAATTACAATAGCAAACAATTCTACATTTACTTAGACAGTGAGAAGGCCTGGGAGGTAATAGAAAAAAGACTAATGGGGTATAACATTGATGTATTAGATGAATTATATCCTGAAGATTGGGACGTAGAAAAAAATGCATCTAAATACCAATCAACATTAAACAAAATGTTACTACCAAATGAGGAGTATAAGTTACTACAGGGTAAATTGGCTAACATAATTGAATCAACTATATCATCATGCATTCCTTGAGGATGTGTAAATGAAATGTTTCCGTTAGCCGCATACTTAAATGTATAAGCAGATAATTCATCAAAACATTCAGGCATTAGTTTTTTAGATGGTAATTCAACTTTACCTTCTTGAATGTCATAAATTAATTTACGAACACCTTCAGTTTTACTATCTTGTGTTGTTGTAAACCCAACTAATTTTTTTATTCTTGGTCTTAACAACTCATACATTGCTAATCCAATCCCATTTGTTTCGCAAAATCCTCCCACGACATTCCACTTGCTACACTCAAGTATGATATCCTTTCCAAGTTCTTCAAAAGTTCGTCCGTTAGCTCTAATAATTTTTTCGATTCGTCCTGATTCGCTTTGGATAGTGCAAACTGTAAAATCGTTAGATATACCTGTATCGACTCCAATATAGTAGCGTTCAGTTCTTCTTGGTATTCCCCATTCATCTACTATACATACTAAATCAAGGTTTGTAAATACATCATTTCCAGCATCTGTAAACTCAGCTAAGTATTCTTGATAATAAATGTCACGTGGTAATGATTTATGTTGTTCTATAAGGAATTCTTTACTTACGTATGGATTGTCTCGAGATATACCTTTGAATGATATATAGACGTTATTAGACGTGTTACCACGTAAGAAATACTCATAGAACCAGTTCTTAGATTTAGGTGTAGATATAATTAAACATTTTTTACCAATAGCAGTTAATGTAGGCATTACTGCTTGTTCGATTGCATCCTGTTTGATAAAAGCGGCCTCATCAAGAACCATATAATTAAATGAGAAACCACGTATAGTATTGTAATTGTCAGTAGATAAAAACTGAAGACTAGACCCGTTAACAAATTGTATAGTAAGGTCTGCTTTATTTTGTTTAGTAATAATTGGATTAGCCGCATTAGTTAATTCATCAAATATTTTCTTACACTGATTATAAACAGGAGTAATCCAAGCACCTTTTTGGTTTGGTGTTTGTAGCAACCAGTATAGCATCATATTTTGTGCTAATAACGATTTTCCGAACTGTCTACCAGTTGCTACGATACCAAATTTATGGACTGAGTCCGCAAAACCATCAATTATAGCTTTCTGTCCTTTATGTGGAGAAAACAATTGAATTTCCATTATAATATTTCTGTTTGACCGTAATTAGGGTCTAATTCGCTTAATTGACTACCCCAACTTAATTTAACCTCACCCTGTACTTTGGCCTCAATTTTCTCAATATCATTACCTGTATATTTCATAATTTGATCCACTGCACGTTGTCTAATTTTAGGATCCTCATCACCCAATAATTCAATCAAAGTGTTAACTGCAGGGTCAATCTGTTTTGCTAGTTTTTCCCTCCAGTGTTCTTGATACATTTCTGTTGCTGTAGCCCAGTAAGCAGAATATTGTTGTTCACTTTTATCGTTATAGGTTTGGTGACAATATTGAATCCATTCCTTGAATTTTAACCCTACATTAGGGTAAGTATATCGCAACTCGTAGCATTTTTCTACACGTGCGTCTGTTTCGCTTTTAGTTAATTTTTTACCCGCCATATTATATGTTTCTTATATGTGATGTATATACGTATTCTCTATATTTCATAGATATATACCTGCCTGTAAATATTACTTCGTATCTAGGTGATAATTGATCCCTGAGCGTTGGTATTTCCATTTGTATTTGTCGTATTTGCGTTTTATGTTGTCTACATTAAATTCCCATCCCATTTCCTTAAATTCATCCACTAAATAAACTTTAACGTTTCTTATACTAGTGCTTATTCTACCTCTACCTTCATCAACTATATCTCCGTAATCATCCCAAAATAATGCTAATCCTATTTCATCACCTGAACCTACAATCTCATATCTAACTGAACGATATAAATTACCTGAGGCACTAATACGTTTAGAGTCTAATTCCTGACGTAATGAATCTACAAATTGTTGACCTAATTGGTCTAATGCCTCTGGTAATGAATTAGCTGCCATTATGGTAATTTAGGGAAGTTACAGAAATCTAATGTACCGTAAGTGTTAACAGTTATACTTGCATTCCATCCAGCTACTCTATCATTAAATGACTCGTATAATGGGGTAATGCTATTTAAAGTAATATATTCTTCTTGTTGATATTGTCCTAAGTTTAAATAAGCAATAATGTCATAAATGTATATTTCACATTGTGATTGTAACTTTAAAACATCAGTATCAGTTAACTGAGGAACATCAATCATTATAAACTCAAAATTAAGTGCACGTGCACCTGAAACTCCATTAGTATTAAGTACCATACCTTGTGAGGTAATTGGTCTTAAAAATGCAAATGGGTATTTAACGTTTTGAGTTAAACTATCTAATCTGTCGATACTTCCCTCACCAAATTCATTAATGGCAAGATGTTCAGAACACGCTGTTCTAAACTGGTCGACAATTGTTTGGTAGGTAGGAAAATCAGCCATAATTAACAGTTACAATCCTCTACTGGAGGTAATTTATCTAAAATTGTTTGTAATTCGGTTTCAGTTAAACCAAACATTGCCTGTAATGCAGGGAAATTTAATTGAGTTCTACGACCCATAATTTCTTTTTCCAACCAAGTATATTCTATTTTTTTAGTTTTTTTAGCTGGTACTAAGTCCTCGTTATTTTCTAAATTTTCCATATTGTTGTTCTTGGTTTTGTTCTTTTATTAATTCGTGTTGTAGTGACATAAAATTAAAAACAAATATAACATTTAGTTTTGTAATTGCTGTGTCGCCTGTGATTGATAAGATATTGGTTTTAGCAAGTTCGTAGAGTGTAAGAAACCAACCATAGTGTTCAGCAATCGTTGTTTCCTCTTCGGTAGGGTTTTCATCACTTCCTTTATCATCGTCTCTTGGGCTTGTAGGGAATATGTTTGAGAATTGCTTAACAACATTGCTTTGGTATCTAAAAAAAAAGCCATAGCACCTAAAGCTATGTCGATTGGAAATTCATCGAACTTATCTGCCTCGGCCTTACGTTTAATAGGATCATACTCCTCTAATTCATAATAATCAAATACATTTTCAACTTCATATTTCATTGCTTTAATAGTTGATTTGTAAATGAATTTTCCATTATCAATTTTTTTACTGGTAATAGGACGATATAATAAAGCCAACATTTGATTTAGGTTTTTATCTACATCTTTAGCTAAATTATCTATGTCAATGTATTCACCTAAATTCATTTTACCCATTGAACGATAACCATATAAAACACCATTCCACTCAATCACAGGATGGAATGACTGTTCTTGTTGGTTAATCATTGTATTAATCTGTTTATAAACGTCTATAACTGAAGGTAAACTCCATTTCATAACCTCATCCGAATCAGTATTTGTAATTACTGATATAGTATGAATCATTTGTTCTACCTCATCAAGCGAAGACAAGTGTGTTAACGCCTTATAATGCTTAATATTGAAGTATTCTGGTATTGTAATTTCGACTTGCATCAGTAATAAATATGCGATTCGAAGATTTCTAATTGGTAATTAAAAGCAAAAGGACCCCTTCCGAGGTCCAATTGCGAGCATTATAGAATCACTAAGTTATTTTTTATATAATTTTGCCTCTTCATCAGGCATTTTTTCTACAATAACGTTCCAGCTTCCCATTACGGTAAAACTAGTGTCACTGTCAGTGTAAGTAATTTCAACTCCTTCAGAACCAAAACGAGTTGCAGGTCGTGTTGCGGAGATAAAGGTTCTAATTGCTTCTCCTTTTGTCGTAACTAATTGTGTTTTATACATAACTTTTATTTTTTATTATGACATGAATATACGAAGGGATATCCGTATATCCAACCCTAATGTGAAAAAAGAACCCTCCTTTTTTAGGGGAGGGTCTTTAAACAGTTGTTTGTATTGCAGTTTTCTCGAAAGCGTTACATTGATAAATATGATGCGGGGGGGAATTAAGAAGAAATAATAAACAAAATAAGTAAAGTTACTACCCCCCCATTACGCATCATTGAATAAACCCTGTTGGGACAAAAAGTAATGGCACTAACTAAAAACCCAACTATAAATAAATATAAATTATTCAGTTGGGGTAGCCAAGCTATCTTTAAGATTTTTTAACTGTTCTTGAATCCCACACCATAACATAAATTTAGTGTATAAGGCGTTTTCCTCAATAAATTGAATAGCTAATTTTTCTTCCTCACCATCAGCAAAAATATCTTGTACTAAATCCATTGTCTCATCACTACCTGAGGTTGTGGTTTCATCTACTTCTTTGATAATAGCTACTGCTTGTTCACCCGTTAATGGTTGTTCATGAACTGATAATGTTGTTTTGTTGTCAACCAATTGTTTTGGTTCTTGATCTGATTTAAATTCGAATCCCATTGTTTTGTTGTTTGTTAATGTTTCCTATATATAATTTTGATTTACTAAATGCGTGTTTGTTTCTAGATAGATTAGCTAACATAATAGCATCTACTATATCATCGTGCATTCCATTAGGGTGTGTAAATGAAATGTTTCCATTATCCGCATAC